CAGCGTCAAACAACTTGCAGAAGCGATTGACACGAAGCAGGAGATGACATTTAGAGGAATTGGGTCACGTGTGATGGAGCTACTGCCCATGCGACCTGCAATCGAATACCAACGCACCCACATGGGTGAACTGTTTGTAGGTACATTCGATCTAGAAACTGGTGGCTTAGACTGTGGTGAGCACGTTGAAACAGACGTGTGCCCTGCTTGTAAGAAAAAAGATATTGTACAAATCGAATCTAATATGATATGCTTTACATGTAATGCATCATATAAAATCAAGGAGGAAAAATAATGCTACCAAAACTACACCCACTACACAAAACATTCGTAGAGTTAAGAAGATCACGAGAGCGTATTGCGAACTATCGATTGAAAGCTAACAACGAAGACTTAGCAGAGATTGAGCAGAAGCTTGTAGAATTAATTCACATGTTAAACAACTATAAGGAGAACTAAACCATGTTTTCATTTGACAAAGACTTCGTATACATTAAAACGGGATACTATGAAAAAGACAAATTAAAAAACTTAGACGGAGTATGGGTCAAAAATAAGGGATGGAAATTCCCTAAGAACTTGTGGTGCATGACAGAACTAGAATATTATGTTCCCGAGCTTGTCCACAACATCAGCTTTCAGAACGTCAAACAACACTTGCAACAGGGATTCGCAAAGCTACTTGAACTGAAGAAGAAAGAAGCGACTGTGAATCCCAAGTTGCGACCATACCAGAATCAAGACGTGCTCTACCTGTACCATTTAGACAACGCTGGCATATTCAACGAGCCACGCACAGGAAAGACACCCACAACAATAGAATTGATTCGTCAACTGAACGCACAGCAAAACGTGATAATTTGTCCTGCTTCGCTCATATGGAACTGGAAGAAAGAGTTTGAGCAATGGTATCCCGAACACACAACTGTTGTGATTCATCAGACCAAAGCTAAACGACAAGAGATTTACAAGTCTTTCTCCGAAGGTACTATGATCATAAGTAAAGACACTTTCAAACAGGATAAGCCAGACATAGACTTCAACGTTGCCGTAGTTGATGAAGCACATTTCTTACGCAACTACAAGTCTTCACAATCAGAATCCATTTGCAAATTACGTGCCAAACGCAAGTATGCACTGACAGGAACACCAACCGTAAAACATGCCGTAGACATTTACGGAATCTTAAAGTTCCTCTATCCGGCTAAGTTCCCTAGCTACTGGGCATTCGCCAACAGATACTTCCACGTGCATCAAGGTGTTTTTGGAACAGAAATAGGTGGAGCAAAGGCAGAACGAAAAGATGAACTGCAGGAAATGGTAGGGCTAATGTCAGTACAACGCAAACGAAAAGATGTCATGCAATGGCTACCAAATAAAATACGAATTAACATACCTACTGTAATGAACAAAAAGCAACGTAGCTTGTACGATCAGATGGCAAAAGAGTTTATTGCCGCGGACGATAATGTAGAGATTGACACAAGCACAGTATTAGCACAACTGACACGCTTACGTCAACTTAGCTTAGACCCACGACTTCTAGGATTCGATGTAGCTGGCGAGAAAACGGAAGCTATAGTCGAATACATAGAGAACAATCAAGAACCAGTGGTTATCATGTCAATGTTCACTAGCTATTTGAAATTAATTGCAAGTTTGCTTCCTCCTGATGTAGACTATGGAATGATAACAGGAGAAACACATAGTACAGTTCGACAAAAAACTGTTGAAGACTTTCAGAAAGGCAAACTTAAAGTAATTCTGTGTAACATTATTGCGGCAGGTGTGGGTCTGACCTTAGACCGAGCTGAAACTATCATCTTTACAGATAAGGCATGGAACCCTGCTGACAACGAACAAGCAGAAGACCGTATTACACCCGTATCTAAAGAACGCAATCACAAACACAGTATCATCACGTTTGAAGCAGAAGATTCAGTAGACGCAAGAATTAACCGTCTACTAGACGACAAGAAATCAATCACTGACATTATCAACGAAGGCGGTATGCAAGCCGTCAAAAAACTTATACGAGGTGTATTATGATACTAGACGCATTGGTGTTCACAGCATGGTTGCTACTCATAGTTATTATGGCAATTATCGTAGCAATCGCACTATTGGTATTCAAAGGGATGAGCAAATGATTGGAGAAAAACTACTTAAACTACTAGAATCAGTCAGAAAGTATCAAACATCAAAAGAAATTTGGAAAGATACAGGGCTATCCTACGATAAATTTCATTCATCTATGCAAGAGCTTACTCGCAGGAAACTAGTCAAACGAATTGCCAAAGCCACCTATGCGGTGGACGAAGAAGTGGTAAAAAAGAATATGATTCCGGGCAGACTTTACGAAGAAAAACGAGAAGACCCAATACCACCATTCAACTACGATCTAAACAAAGTACCCAAACCTGTTCAGGATTGGATATGGAAAAACAGAAAACTCCCATGTAGTACAATCAAAAAAGAAACTGGCGTGTCCAGATTCTATATAAGACAAATCATTTATGAGAGGTTGAGTAACTATGAAAAAGGCAGGAATTGAAACGTTTGTGGAGTACCAGCACGAAGTAATACGTACAATGAATCACACATCAGGACTAGCTAATTACGCACTAGGACTTGCAGGAGAAGCTGGAGAAACGGCAGACTATCTGAAGAAGGTATTGTTCCATGGGCACGAACTAGAGCACGAGAAGTTGATGAAAGAGCTTGGGGATGTACTGTGGTATATAGCGGCAATTGCAGAGTTTAATAATTACGATTTAGAACAAATCGCACAAATGAATATTACAAAATTAAAACAAAGATACCCGAATGGTTACGACCCCAACAAAAGCATAAATCGAAAGGAATAGCACATGGAACCAGTCAAACTCACGTTCCAACAAATCGAGATACTCGAAGCCTTTAAGTATGATGGATGCAAAAGTGTCAAGGAAGTGATTGACAGGGTACCGCATGGCTACACATTTGTAACAAATGCTGTAAAGGAATTGATAGAGCAAAAACTTCTGTGTAGACAAGGACACTATGTTTATATAATTGCAGAAACCACATACATTCTCACAGAGGAAGAAAGAGCAGACACAATTCAGGACAGACTCGTTGTTGATACAACGACTGTCCCTGAAGACAAACGAAAAATAGTACAAGACATGATGTTTGAGAAACGTTCTGACATTGTAAAAGCTACAGGACTATCTCGATTGATGGTTGGACTCATACTCGATGAATACATTACTAAGAACTTCAGACGTAACGATCACTTTTATAAAAAGTTTAAACGATGAGGAGTAAACACATGAATATCCGAGGTTCAGAAATCCAAGACTTTCTTAGGTGTCGAAAACGTTGGGATTACCGATGGCAGGAAAGACTTATCTCAAAGAAGAAGAACGACAAGCTATTCTTCGGAGAACTATTTCATCTATACCTAGAGAAGTATTACAAGACGAAGAACCACGACACAGCACAACAGTACATGCTCCAAACACTTGATATGTATATGGATGAAGATTGGGAAGAACTGCAAGACAAACTAATTGAAATTACAAATCATTACTACGAAACATATAAAACCGATCTGTTTACAGTCATAGGTGTGGAAGTACAGTTCAGCATCCCACTCACAGCTACAAAAAATTTCACAGGAACAATTGACCTAATCTATAGAGATACAGAAGGTCGTCTGTGGTTTGCTGACCACAAGACCACAACAAGCATTGAGAAGTATGAAAAGAACGCAATCCTAGACAGACAGATCAACCGCTATTGGTGGGCAATACAGCAATTAGCAAAAGGTAATGGAATTATCATGGGTGATAAAAATATTTTATTAGACAACCCATATGGTTTTATGTACAATATTATATACAAGGATTATCCAGTACCACCAAAGGTTCTCAAGAGTGGTGGATTATCCAAGGACAAGTCACAGAAGACAACGTACCAAATGTACAAAAAAGCCATTACAGACTTGCAACTAAACGAAGCTGACTACACAGAAATCCTTGAGCATCTTTCCAGCTTCCCGTTCAAATTCTTTAGTCGTGTGGAAGTGTTCCGCAATCAGCAAGAAATAGACTGTACAATGGAAGAAATAGGTGCTATCGTACAGGACATGGATAATTGCAGAACATACCGAAACATAACTACAGACTGCCAATGGGACTGTCAATATAAAGACTTGTGTTTGGCTGAGATTGACGGGTCAGATGCACAGTGGCTAAGAGATGAACTATATGAAAAAGGAGAAAAAGAAGATGACACTGACGATTAAGAAGCCGAGCAGTAACGCAGAAGGATTCCATGGCATTCTCTACGGAGAACCCGGGACAGGCAAGACGTCTACAGCAGACGACCCAGAGTTTAAGACTTTGCTACTAGACTTAGAGGGAGGTTCTTCCGTACTTTCGGAAGCAACCAACACAGACATCATTGAGATTAACACATGGGAAGACTTAGTAGAAGCAGGTAAATCAATCAAGCAAGGATTTTTTGAAACTTCTAGTGGTAAAGTTCCATGCACCTATGATATGATATTCATCGACTCAATCACTCGACTGCAAGACCTGTGCAAGGAATATGTTGTCAGAGTTGTAGCACCGAATCGCAGACGTGAGATACAAACAAAGTTTGGTGCCATGGCTGATTGGGGCGACCTAAAAGATTTAGTTGTTGGTCTAGCGAAGTCCTTCCACTCGTTAACCAAGCGAGGAGAAGATTCGATACACGTTGTGTGGATTGCCCACAAAGACGTGAATAAAGATGATGTGACAGGCAACGTCACGTCAACCAAAATTCAAGTACAAGGAGGAAACACAGCAGAAATACTCATGTCAATCGTTGATGGAGTCTTCTATATGTTCAAGAAGACAGACGAACAAGACAAGACGAAAACACTCTACGGCTTGCTTACAGACACACACGGAGTGTTCTCAGCTAAGATTAGGCAAAGTAAGAAACGTGAGAAGTTGCCGCACGTGATTTACAATCCCGTTTGGTCAGAAATATTAGAAAAATTAGGGTATAAAAACTAAGGAGGAAATTAACAATGGGATTCTTAACAGTCAACCACAATGAAGCAAACACAGGTAATAACAAGGAGTATGAAAAATTGCCAGAAGGCGAATACGAAGTGGTAATATCCGAGATTGAGAAACGTAAGTCTTCTAGCAACAATGATATGCTTAAAGTAACGCTTACCGTTCGTGCTGATATTGAACAAGAAGGAAAGAAACGCAAGGTATGGGACTACTTAGTAGATACCGAGAAAGCCAAGTTCAAATTCCAGCAACTAGCTAAAGCACTTGAGATTCAAAACTCCAAGTCATTTGAAACTATCGACAGCTTCGCAAAAGAGATTCTCTACAAAGCTGTTCGGGTTCAAATCAAGCACGAACGTTCAACATATAATGATAAAGTATACACCAACGAAAGAGTTTCAGTATACAAACCAGCTACCAAGCCGTATGTAGATCAACCTACCACAGCATCTAGTAGCACCCCATTCTAAGCAACACAACGATGGGCTGTGATAACACACAGCCCTATTTTTATCAGTGGGAGGTGAATGTGTGCGGTCGGGCGAGTTTTTCCAGAGCTACTTCAATGGTAGTCCAAAATCAAACGGTGAAATGGATGTTCTTTGTCCTTTTGAACATAGCAAAGGATTCGAGAAGCGACCCTCAGCTCATGTAAATACTTACAAAAATGTGTTTCATTGTAAGACGTGTCAAGCTGAAGGAAGATTCGACAATGGAGGTTTATCGGAAGTAGGATTCATTTCTTATGTTTATGGGATAAGTTATGAAAACGCTATCGGTTATTTCAGTAAACTAAAGAAAGACACGTTTAGCGAAGAATCTTGGGACTCAGCAGTTGACCTACTACAGAACCATCAGGAAGCCATCAACTACTTAGCATCACGAGGAATACACAAGGCTACAGCTAAACAGTACAAACTTGGTTATACAGGCTCAGGAATCGTTTATCCAGTCTTTATCAATGGTTTGATGTGCGACAAGCGAACTTATAATTATATTCGTAACGAGAATGAACCAAAGATTCGGTCTGAGAAAGGTGCTAGTCCATTACTGTTTCCGTTTGACGAATGGATGGCAAGTAAAGAAGATACACTTCTGTGTGCAGGAGAAAACGATTCTCTATTAGCTAGACAATATGGATTCAACGCACTAACAGCAACAGCAGGA